AGCGTTAGTGTAAGTGGCGGTGCATACACATTAGACAGATGGAACTATGACCCAAGCGCATCGCTTAGTTGGTACACATTTCAACAAAATGGTGGTTCAGTTACTCCTCCCGCTGGATTTTCTAATTATTTAGGAATTACAAGTACAGGAGCAAATACACCAACATCTGGTCAATTTAGTGTTGTTGCTCAATATATTGAAGGTTTTAATACGGCAGATTTGGCTTTTGGTACTGCTAATGCCGTAGCTGTTACATTATCGTTTTGGATTCGCTCTAGTTTGACTGGAACTTTTGGTGGAGCTTTGCAAAATTCAGCAGTAAATCGTTCTTATCCATTTACATATACTATTTCTTCAGCTAATACTTGGGAAAAAAAGTCAATTACTATTGCTGGTGATACATCGGGAACATGGATTGGAGCAACTAATGGTGTTGGTTTAAGACTTGTATTTAATTTAGGAACTGGCTCTACATATCAAGGAACTGCTGGTGCTTGGGCTGGTGCTGATTATCGCTCGGCTACAGGAGCGACAAATATTTCTGCCACGAATGGTGCTACATGGTATGTGACGGGTGTGCAATTAGAAAAAGGCTCTACAGCTACTAGCTTTGATTACAGAAGTATTGGAACTGAATTAGCTTTGTGTCAGAGGTATTATCAAAAATCATACGCACAGGCAACTGTACCTGGTACATCAATTGGAATAAATGAAACAATACAATTTTCTTTTGGTACGGCTGGAAGTGGAATTATTGGTACATTTGTTAATTTTCCAACAACAATGAGAGCAGACCCAACGCTTACTGTATATGACATTGCTGGAAATTCAGCTAGAGTAACCATACTTGATACTGGTGCGACAAGCACAAATAACATCACTTTAAATACTTCAAACGGAACACAAACAAGAATGATGGTTAGAATATTTGGCACTTCTGCCGCTGGTATGTGTTTTATGTATCAAGTTTCTGCGGAGTTATAAATGTATAAATTAACTAACTATGAAAATGTAATTCGTTTATCTGACAACGCATACATCCCATTTGACCCAGCCAACACCGATTACCAAGCCTTTAAAAAAGAAGTTTTAGCTGGTGCAGAACTGCAAGATGCCGATGGTAATGTGATGACGGATTCTGCGGAGTATGTAAGGACATTGCCGTGACAGAAGCAGAATTAAAACTCCTCAGTCACGAAGAAGTCTGTAAAGTTCGATACGAACAGATACACGCTAGACTAAAGAGACTAGAACAGATTCTCCTCGGTACTGCTGGATTCATTATTGTAACACTACTAACATTAGTGCTTAAATGAGACCAATATCGGTTGGTAAAAACTTAGTAGCTAACACCAAGACTACTTTGTACACAGTTCCCATTCAGAATATCGGTAAGTGGAATCTGTTGTATGCGGTTAATAATTCTACTTCAGCAAAAACATTCAGTGCATGGTGGTATGACTACAGCACCAATACTGAGATTGCTATTGTGCAGGATTATCCATTAACTGCTAAATCGTTCTTAAAGATTGATGGCGGAGCATACACTTTGCTAGAAGAAAGAGATGAGATTCGAGTACAGTCTGAAACTGGCTCAACCGCATCTGTTGTTGTTACGATTGAGCAAGAATATACATCTGTTAAACAACACGGAGGTTAATAATGCCACTCGCTAAAGGTAAATCACAGAAGACAATCAGTAAGAATATCTCTAAACTGGTTAAAGAAGGTCGTCCTCAGAAGCAAGCTGTTGCAATTTCATTATCAGTAGCTAAAGTATCTAAACCTAAGAAAAGGAAATAATATGCCAATGGTAAAAGACAAGAAGTTCCCTTACACCGCTAAAGGTAAGAAGGAAGCTAAGACATACGCTAAGAAGACTGGTGCTAAAGTAAGCACTGCCCCAAAGGCTAAACCCATGAAGAAGATGGGAGCTATGCGTGGCTACTAAGCCGGGTCTCTATGCCAATATCGCCGCCAAGCGTCGTCGTATCAAGGCTGGCTCAGGCGAGAAGATGCGTAAAGTAGGCAGCAAAGGCGCACCTTCGGCGCAGGACTTTAAAGACGCTGCTAAAACAGCTAAGAAGAAGAAATAATGCCTAAGAAGGAATACCAGAATCCTGAAGGGGGTTTAAACGCCAAAGGAAGGGCTTATTTCAAGCGAACTGAAGGAGCTAACCTCAAACCTCCAGTTTCGGCTAAAGCGGCTGCAAAGTCCCCTAAAGCAGCTAAAAGGCGTAAGTCTTTTTGTGCAAGGATGGGCGGTGTTAAAGGTCCGATGAAGGACGAAAAAGGTAGACCAACAAGAAAAGCATTAGCACTAAAGAAATGGGATTGCTAGATGGCAACTACAACATATTTACAAGCAGTCAATAGCGTTCTTCGTCGCTTACGAGAGAACGAAGTATCGACTGTTAATGAGACAGCTTATAGCAAGATGATTGGCGAATTAGTCAATGATGCTAAATCGTCTGTTGAAGCCGCTTATGGCTGGAATGCTCTTTCTGAGACATTGACAGCAACTACAACAACAGATATATTTAGTTATGTGCTAACAGGCTCTGGTGTGCGGTTTAAGGTATTGAATGTAATTAATGACACATCCGATACTTTCTTGCGTCTTGCTCCAACTTCGTACATGACACAGCAGTTTCTGCCTACGAGTCCACAAAAAGGCTCCCCACAGTACTATAACTTTAATGGACAGGACGCTAACGGTGACACCTTAGTTGATTTGTTTCCGATTCCCGATACTGCATATACAATTCGATTTAATGTTATATTACCACAACCAACGCTAACTTCTGATAATACCATTATCAAAGTTCCTGCTGATGTGGTAATTCTAAATGCTTATGCTAGAGCAGTTGTTGAGCGTGGCGAAGATGGCGGTTTACAGTCTTCAGAAGCCTATGCTTTAGCTCGTAACTTAATGGCTGATTATATCGCCCTTGAGTCCAATCGTTATGTTGAAGATACTAACTGGGTTCCAAGTTGAGCAAGCAAATTGTTACATCTTCTATATCAGCACCGGGCTTTGCAGGACTAAATCTTCAGGATGCTCCCACCTCATTAGAGGCTGGTTTTGCATTAGAAGCAAACAACTGCATCATCGATAAGTTTGGTCGTATTGGCGCTAGAAAAGGCTGGACAACATATTTACCCGCAAATACTGATTTAAGCACTGCAGCGGTTAAAACCATTGCACAGATGCTATCGCCAACAACTAACGATAATCAATTGTTTGCGGCTGGCAATAACAAGTTATTTCTGTCTACTGGCAGTGCATTAACACAGAAGTTAGTTCGTAATAGTGGTGATACAGCTAATGCCACCTATACCATTAATAACAGTCATTGGCAAGTAGCATCTTTACCAGATGTAACGAATGCTAGAGCAAGAGCTATCATTACTCAGGCAGACCATAAAGCACTGTATTTTAGTTATTCTGCAGTGACGAGTTCTTATGTGTTTAAGATACTTGCCGATGTAGCAACATTGCCTGTGAACCCAATTGCACACACAAGCAGCACTTTTACTCCGAATGTGTGTCTTGCCGCATACGGCAGAATCTGGGTTGCAGACATTGCTGGAGATAGACAAACTGTTTACTTTAGCGATTTAACCGACCCTTTAAACTTCCAAACCGGAACATCGGGTGCTTTAAATATTGCTGAAGTGGTTGGAGATGGCGACCCTATTGTTGCATTAGCGTCTCACAATGGTTTCTTGATTATATTCTGTGAAAACCATGTTGTTGTTTATAGTTCAGCGCAAGACCCCGCTAGTATGGCACTAGCTGACATTGTTAATGGTATTGGTTGTGTGTCTAGAGATTCCGTACAGAACACAGGAACTGATGTTGTCTTTTTATCAGCAACTGGTGTTAGAAGTTTTACAAGAACCATTCAAGAAAAATCCATGCCTATGCGTGATATTTCTAAGAATGTTCGAGATGAGTTATTAGAAAGTTTAACGAATACTTCAGATTTAAAAACCATTAAGTCTGGGTACTCAAGCATAGAAGCTGCATATGTATTGTCTTTTTCAGAAGACGACATTGCTTACTGTTTTGACATGAGAGGAGCATTACCAGATGGGTCTGCTAGAACTACAACTTGGACTACTATCACACCTACAGCGTTCTGCACAACAGCAAACAGAGAATTTCTTATCGGGAAAGCGGGATATATTGGGTTGTATGGTGGACACAGCGATAACGGCAGCTCTTACCGCATGGTGTATTATTCCAGCTATTTCGACTTCCAACAACCAACTTTATCCAAAATACTAAAGAAAGTTGAGATGTTAGTCTTGGGTGCACAAAACCAAGACATAACCATGAAGTGGGATTTTGATTTTAAGAAAGCATATCAGTCTGCAACTATTACAGTAGACCCAACCAGTATTGCAGAATATGGTATTGGACAGTATAATATAGATAACTATTCTGGTACAATTATTATCTTTAATTTGAATTTAAATGCCGGCGGAACAGGTAAAGTTTTACAGTTAGGATTTGAAACAGATATTGATGACAATGCTGTCTCAATTCAGAAAATAGACTGTTTTGTTAAATCAGGGAAAACATTATGAGCAACTACACAAAAGCCACAGACTTTGCTGCTAAAGACTCTTTGCCATCTGGCAATGCAAATAAGATTGTTCGTGGAACAGAGATTAATACTGAGTTTGCTGCGATTCAAACTGCAGTAAACAGTAAAGCTGATTTAGCTGGTCCAACCTTTACTGGTACACTTACTGCTGTTACATTAGCTGTTACAGGTAACGAAACTGTTGCTGGAACACTTACTGTGACTGGTGCGTTAGAAGCTGCGTCAGTTGATGGTGGGACATTCTAATCATGGCACAAATTATTGACAAACAGATGTCTGCTACGGAGATTATCCGTAAAGACCTAGAGCGTGGTGGTTTGAGCAAACAAGAAGAGAAGTTCTTCAAGAGTTTAGCCATTATGATTCAACAAAACAAAGCTGTTGTTGTACGGCACAATAACACTGTGTTTATCGGTATTCGTAAAGAACCGGGTGTATTAGAAGTGCATATGTATACAGTAGACACTCCTAATATGCTTCTTGGTGCAATGAAGGTTGGAATTGATGCAGTCAAGAAAGCTGGTATAAAGAAGTTAGTATCTGAAACTGATAACTATAAACTAATAACAATGATGCAAAAGATGAACTTACCTGTAGAAGTAAAGAAGAAGGGTA